GTCGAAGAATGCGTCGGTCAGATCCCGAGCGAAGCCGTCAGCGGCCGTCTTGATGTCCTGCAGTAGGCGCTTCGTGGAGTCGGCCAGTTCGTCATTACCTTCACTGATATTTGTAGCTGCGCTCTTGTACGCCAGCCCGGCATTAGTCACGGCCAGCCCATAAACTTCTGGGCTCAACTCAGCCTGCAGCGTCTTCAGCCTGTCGAGTTCATTCCAATACGCTTGCACCGGAGTGATGACGCTTTCAACAACGGCCTTTATGTCCTTCTGCCTTTGGATGTACACACTACCGGCCTCAGACGATTCGTATAACTGCTTCTGGTTCTCTGCGAACGCGGCGGCCAGCGCATCAACCTGTCGCTTTGCCGCTTCAGCAGACAGCCCCGCCGTGGCCTGCAGCTTCGCCACCTCGTCGAGGCCGGCGAAGTAATCCTCTTGCGGGGTCAGATTGCTGGTGGTGATGGCAGCCACCCGGTCCAGAATGACCTGCTGAGCAGCGGCAGCTTTTGCCGCCCGGGCGTTGCCCTTGGCAGTGATCTGGTCGAAGAGCGCGTCATTCTTCGCCAGCGTCTCCCGGACAGCATCCAGCGACTTCTTGCCGGGGACGCCACTGATGGCCGCCGTTTCTTCCTCCGACAGTGGGGCGCTCTTGCGGCCTCGCGATTCCGTCACTCGCCGGCGCGGCTCCTTGATCTCGAACCCGCTATTAGTCAGGAACAGCCGGCCTTCATTAAGGGCCTTTGCAGCCGCTCCAGCCTTGGTCAGCAGGTCGATAGTCTTGATCAACGCGGGGGCGAACGCGCTTTTTAAGCGCAGCCCAAAGGCATCCCAAGCATCCCCGGCATCGTCCAGAGCCTTGACCTGCGCATCGGAAAGGATCGAGTTGGTGCTGCGGAGTTGCGTCTCGAACTGAGCCAGTCCTGCCGCACCCTGGGCAAGCAATGGCGCCAGCTGGGCACCCCCGCGGCCCAGTGCCTTTAGCGTCAGGTCCAGACGCAGCGCCGGGTCCTGCACCTGACTGAGTTGCTGGGCGATGACCGATAGCCGCCTGTCGATGGGCAGGTCGGCGAACTTCTTCGCGTCCAGCCCCAGCAGCCGGAAGGTCTCGGCGGCCTCCTTGTTGCCCCGTGAGGCGCTGCCGGTCAGCTTGGTGTTGAAGGCCAGTGCGGCCTGCAAGGCGTCGAACGAGCTGCCAGTCTGCTCAGCGGCGAACTTGAGCACCTGCAGGGTCTCGGCTGACACGCCCAGCTTCTCGCTGGCGTCCTGCAGCTGCGAGCCCATGTCGACCAGGGACTTGGTGAGCGTGCCAATGCCTGCCGCCACGGCAGCGAAGCCCGCGAACCCAGCGAAGCCGCGCAGGCTCTTCGTGATGCCCGCCAGCTTGGAATCTACCGACCGGAACGCCGCGCCCGTCTTGTCGGTCGCTCGGAATACCCAGTCAATTGTTCGATCTGTCATGCCGGATCCGCCACCATGCCTGCCACCCTAAAAAATCATCAACCGGCATTAACTCCATCTCGCCGATTGTCTTGTGCAGAAGCCCACCTAAGTCGTGCATCTGCAGGCGCAGCGGATCCTCCCTCAGTTTTTTTCGGCTTGGGCCTCGTCTGGAAACTCCACGTCACCCAGTTCAGCACACACCCGCATGACCACGTCCGGGCCGTAGTCCCCGACCCCTTTCGCCACCAGAGCTTCAGCGTCCTCCAAGTCGAAGAGCGGCTCGCCGTCCTCCTTCTTGGCCCGCACCATGATGATGCGCACGAGCCGCTTCATCGGGTCCGTCTCCTCCTGGATCCGGGAGAGCTGGCCCAGGGTGAGAGGGAACACATAGATGCTGAGATCCCACTCCGGCACCCTGACCGTGCGCGCCTGCCGTCCGGCGTAGGCCCGACCCACTTGTGAAGCGAAGCTGCTCATCAGGTGGCCGTGCCAGCGGTAATAGTCCCGTTGACGAACAGACCCATCGAAGCGGTGACGAAGCCCTGCACCGCCGCACCGATCCGTACCGACTGGATCAGGGCGCTCAGAGCGGTGTACTTCCGGAACCCAGTCGTAGTGCCGGCCGGGAATAACACCAGCTTGACGTTGGTCCCAACCGCTGCCAGGAGTACCTGCTCCGCGTCAGCACCAGAGACCGGGTTCTGCGCCCAGTTACAGGTCAGCTGCACTTGGGTCTCCACCGGACCCGCCACGAACTCTTTCGTGCAGGCTCCCATGTATGACGCATCAAGCTGCTCTGCCGTGCTCTCAAAGCTCCACTCCGTGACCTCTGCCACTTCAGCCGTCGCACCAGTAGCCGTCAGCACGCTGCCAGCAAAAATCTTGCCCGCACACCCTCGAACTGCAACCGTAGCCATATTGCTCTCCTTACCTAGACAGCCGTCCCGGGGGCGCCTTCAGCGATCCGGTACAGCACGTTAAAAACCATGTCGATCACCCCCAGGGACTCATCCCCAGAGGCATCCACCTGTAGCGTCTGCTCGCCCAGCGTCATGCCGTAAGCGTTGGCGAAGGGGAACGCCGCGAACAGGGCCGTCTCGACCTCCTCCGCGATGTCGTCCAGCGTGTCCTCGATGTCCTCGTCGTCGAGTTCCTTCACGAAGCCCTGCACATGCAGTTCAATCGTTCGGGGGACCAGCTGCTGCACACCCATCGTTGAGTCACTGTAGTCAGGGGCATCAGCCCGGGCGTAGACCGCGAGACAGGGGAAGTCGCCCTGCCTCAACGGCAACGTCCGAGACATGAATACCCGCGTGCCGGTGGTGGCGAGGTTAGTCACCGCCGCCGCCGCCGCCGTCCGTACGTTCTGGCGAACGTGGCTCATGCCTTCTGCAGCCTGAGAAACGTCTCGCCATACCCGTCCGGCCGGATCTCAACCACCTGGTACTGCTGGGTGCGCACCGTCACGAAGTCGCCCTTGCTCAAGGCATCCGCGTCACGACAACGCAGCAGCGGGCTACTCGAGCTCACGCCCACGAACCCGCCGGCGTCCGCCTGAAGATATTCATTGCTGAAGATCCCCAGAAAGACGCCGGTGGGCCCGGTGACGGACTCCGCAAACCCGAACGTGGCGTCGTACTTGCCAGCCAGGTCTGCGGAGATCTGCGCGAGTAGCGTGGCGGCCATTTACGCCGCCGAACCGAACCGGGCCAGCCTGACCTGCACCACCTGGGCACCGGCGGCGCTGGTGGTCGCAGCGCCGGCGTTGAAGCCCAAAGGCACAGCCGTCCCCGTCGCCCGGGCGTTGGTGATGGCACCCGTCGCAATGACGGCATAAATGCAGTCCATCACGGCAAACACCTTGGTCGCTGCGGCCGTGGTGGCCGTTGACAGCGTAAAAGTGCCCTCAAGGGCCACCGGCACCACGGCACCGCTCACGCCGCTTTTCATGTAGATGCCAGCGAACCCGCCAGCCGCAGCCGCGAAAACCGTATCCTTGACGACCGTACCCGTGAGGGTGACGTTCATCCGCTTTCCATTTCCTACCAAAGGCATCGTCTCTCTCCTTGCGTTTTGGAATAGGGGGGCCGTTGCCAGCCCCCCACTACATCACCCAGCAGCCCGTTATCGGGCCACCTTGCTCGCGCTTACGCGCCTCTCTTGCGGTACACGCCACGGAAGTCGAGAGCGGCCACGCCGGCCTCGATCCGCACCTTGTACTCAACGCCGTCAACGTCCCAGCCGTTCTTCGACTCCAGGTAAGGAGTCTGCTGACCGTTCAGGAAACCGACCTCGTAGGTGTCGGTCATGTTCTGATCGCCCAGCAGGTACCACGCCGTGGCGCCATTGGTCCGACCGTCCAGGTAGGCCTCGGAAATTACCGTGAAGGCGTTGTAGAACTGGTTGGGCGTGGTCGCCCCACCGATAGCACCAGTGGAACCCACCGGGTCCTTCTCGCTGGCCACCAGCACCCGTGCCGCTGAAGTCAACGCCGACGGCACCAGCAGGTACCGGGGGACGATGTTCAGAGGCATGGCGTTGGTCGGATCAGCCTGCAATGCCATCTTTCCCCGGCCCACTTCGAGGTTCAGCACCGTGATGCCACCAGACGTGGCGTCATAGTTGCCGTGGGTCGCAGAATTGAACAATGCGACGGAGTCCTGATTCAACGTCGGCCCAAGGCCGGAGGCACTGGTCAGCGAGTCATAGACCGCCTTGTTGATGGTCA